TTACAGCTTATCGGCGTGGTGCATCAGTACAAACTTATCCCACAGCTGCTCTTCCGTTTCGACATGTGCCGGATCTTTCAAAATAGTATTGGGGATCGGGCACACCTTCTGGCAGGTTGGCGTGTCGTAATGGCCTACGCATTCCGTACACTTGTCGCTGTTAATCTCGTAAATGCTGTCACCCATCGAAATCGCCTCATTCGGGCATTCGGGCTCGCACATATCGCAATTGATACAGCGTTTAGTAATTAGTAATGACATTTCAATTAATTACCGTTAAATCATTTTAAAATCAGCAGGTTAAAGAGTTTCTCTATCACTCTCTATTATTTACTTACTGTATGTTGATACAGTGTATTTAACCCTGATAAACTCAGTCCAGTAACACAAAGCCGCAACACATTGCATTTTGTCCCGCTGAAAAGACCTGCATGTGTGAGCTTGTTTTCTGTGCCTTCGCAGATAAGGATTGAGAATGCCGCGCACTGTAACACATAAACCGGATAGCCCCAATAATGACGATGTTTTAGCCGCGTCTGAAAAGTGGGATGCCTGTAAACCCCCCTATACCAGCGCACACATGAAAATCTGTGTTGCTGCCGCCAAAATTATCCTCTCCGCTTCTGGCGTCGCCCGTCGTTCCAAATACGAAAAAGAAAATTATCTCCGTATTGATTTTAGTAAAGCAGGTAAGGTGACCTTTTACGCTGAGTTCCCTAAAAAGATGGGGCTGAAAGGTAAAAAACTTGGCGAATGGCCGGAACTCGCAATTCAAATAGCCAGAGAGAAAGCATCAGAAATGGCAGAGGGTGGGTTGCGTGCTGAATCCGTCCACGCCGCTTTGGAAATGTACCGTGACGACCTTAAAGCAAAAGTCGACCGGCAGAAGTTAAGTCCTGATAGCTTCACGACCTACGGGGTACGTATCGACAGAATCAAAGCAACGTTCGGAGAGCGTGAAGTATTCAGTGATGTGACATACAGTCGGCTGGTGGATGTTCTGGATGAGTGGATCGCAACACGTTCCAATAATAACGCGCTAGAATTATTTGGTGAGCTTCGTCGGTTCTGGAAATTTTGTGCTCCTACACTTTGCAATGGGCGTAACATTGCCGCCAGTTTGCCAGATGATTATGTTTCTTCTCGTGTGCAGAAACCAACCCCAACGCGACTATTTACGGATATTGAATCAATCGCCCGCCTTTGGCTCAATGTGGCTGCCTGCACCTCTATACACCAGAAAAATGCCGTTAGATTCATGATTATTACTGGCGTTCGCCCGATAAACATTAATAACTTGCGCTGGGATTACGTCAACGAGGATGCAGATGAAATCGTTTATCCAGAAGGCGTGATCGGTATGCGCGGGGCGATGAAAACACAAAAGGCTTTCCGCCTGCCGATAACGCCAGAGATCAGGCGGATTATCGACGAGCAGAAAGCCTGGCGCGATTCAGTTCCTGAATGCAATAAAGATTATGTGTTCTTGCAGCCGCGTGACCCTATGCAAGCATTTTCAAAACGATCACTGGATAAACTGGTGAAAACATACAGCCCGGAAGGGGCGGTAAAAGGTATGAAGCATGATGGGACAATAAAAGGGAAAGAGGGGGCATTTAATACGATGTGCCGTAAATTCCTTAAGAGCAATGTTATTGCCCTGATGAAGGAAAGAGGCTACTCCCGATCAGATAGAAGGGAAGTAAGCCTCTTGTGCCTTCACCATTCCAGCAAGTCTGATGACCCGATGGCAGAACACTACGACTTTTCAGATGAGATTTTGCAGGAAGAGATTGCGTTAAAGCGCGAAGCATTTGAGGCTCACGAGCGGAGCATACTCGCGCAGGTTGCACTGCTAAGACGACGGTGTTGAACGACTCTCTATGCCCATTAAAAACTATGGACGTGTCGTTGAACGTTATTTAAAACGCAGATAGAATCAAGAAAAATCCTAAATAAATGGAATATTGTTTATGGCTAAGAAAATCGCATTACTGGGCTTTTCTGCTCTTTTTGTTGCGAGTGTTGCTTTTGCTGAAACGACAAGTAACTGGGTTGAGGTTACTACAGCTGAGGATGGCATTTTTTCAGCAAAAAAAGGCACATTTAGAAGTGTAAAAGGTGATTCATCTGCCTTGTTCATGTATCAAACAAAAAATAAAAAAGTAGAGTACTACAAAGTTAGTATTAAAGATGCCGACTGTGATAGTGGATATGGGGAGGTAAGATTCTTCTATATGGATGGGAAATTAGCTTTCAAAGGTGATTATGTTGCTGATGGGAACAGTGTTGGCGCAGGTATTGGTGATTTTATGTGTGGGGTCAGAATTGGACTTAACACACAAAAAAGTTAAATGAGGGGCATTTGTTAAAAAACAATAGCCCCACATTAGATCAATATTGGCTCCGGCATTTCTGGATAAAAGCTTCTACGTTACGGCGCTCATAGCGAACAACTTTAGCGCTGAACTTTACCGGGGCCAATGTAGACCTGTGTCGGTGTTCTGTATTCCATTTACATAATGTTTTTTGCGTAATCCCCAGCTTCTGGCATACCTCGTCCGGAGTGAGGAGATCATCAGGTTGTTCAGTCATGTTATGCCTCGCTGTTATCGGGGGTAATGATGAGCCGCTTCCAGATGGCTGAGACATACTTAGCCTGATGTTTGGCATCGGCTAGGGCATTATGCATGTCACCTTCAAACGGTATGTCCCGGCGTGGGTTGATTCCTATTTGCCTTCCTAATTCGACGATAGTTCGGACATCACGATCATTGAAGAATTTCCACATGCAGGGGATTAATTCACGGTCATAGCTGGCACGGAGGATTACATTGTCAAAGGTAGCGCCATTACCCCAGACCTGAACTTTATCAATGTCAGAGTTATCCAAAATAAAGGTATTCAGCTTTATCAGAGCGGCTGAAATCGTTATCGCATCTTCATCGCAAATAGCCATTCGAGCTTCTTCGCTTTGCTGCATCCACCAAATTATTGTTTCAGGGTCAGGAACGGCACCTCCAGCAATCGCGCTTTTTAGGCTAACAACCCGGTAAAATTCAGGGCCCAGTTCACCAGTTGAAGGATCAAAAAACACAGCACCGATAGAGACGATGGGGGCATTTGGTTTATTCCCCATAGTTTCAAGGTCGATCATTAAATTGTTCACGTTAAATATTCTCCTGTTTCGGTGCTGCTTTAATCATTGCTGCCCAGCACAACTCAGCCCGGCGCGCCGCCTGTCGGCATCCACTCAATGCTTCGTATTCCTCCCGCTCTTTTTCATCGCTGAAGTGCGGGTCTGGAACCGATTCGAAGCCGTTAATAATCATGTCCTCGGTCGGAACAATCGGCACAATCACGTAGCCTGGAGGCGCAAGGTAGCGAACCTCGACCGATCGATCAGGTTCAGATGCTAGGTCAATACCGGTTACCGGAGAGTTGCCAGCCTGGAGAATAGATTTCAGCGCTGCCCTTGGCATTGCCGACCAGGCAAGAAATACGTCTGGCCTGTCGACATCTTCTGTCGGGAGAGTGTTTTCGATTTCGTCCAGCGCATCACTTAGCTTCTGAAATGCGTCGTCTGGAACAACGTGGCACTCTTCGCCATCAACCTCTTGCTGACAGCTATCATCTGCGAGTTCGAATGCGGCCCCGCAAACATTGAGCAGCATTTCAATAACGCGACGGTGTTCTGCTGTTACGTAATTCTCCGGCACTACCTGCGCTGGCGGGGCAGTGTAGAGTGGTATCACTTTGACGCCATCCCAAGCCAAATCCCTTGCTCGCTCCTCATCATTGGTAACATGCCATTGATTTAGGTGGAACCATCGCCACGCCATAGGCTCAGCATCAAACGCCGCAATAGCCACATCAATCACCTTCACAGCATCAGCCATTGCGCAGCCGAGATTACCGCCGTCGCTTTGTGCTGCTGCTTTGCTGAGTATTTCGCGTATATGGTGCAGGCGATCGAGTGATACAGGACCGTGCGCTGGGTTGTTGTTAGTTGTCATGGGTTAGCCCTCATCATCTGGCATTACCAGCGCAATATCATCAGGTACGGAAATCGTCAGCAGTGTGCTGTAGCCACGCTCATGAACACTGTACGAGGCAGGCCATGTTGGCAGCGGTACGTCTTCGGCAATTTGGCTGATACCTACGCTCCACAGCCCAGAATCAAGGTAATAACCGACTACCTGCATTTCACCTTCTGCAGATTTCAGGTGATATATGCCAGGTTTGTTAAAGCAGTCAATTTCCTCGCGAATGGCACCCTCGCATTCGAAAAGGTCATCACTTGCGCCATAAAATCTCAGCTCTTTCATATCTCACTCCCCCTTCACGCAAATGCCAGCGGCGCGGATTGCGTCGGCGCATTCTTCCAGTGCAAAGTTATATTTATCAGAAACTAGCCCGTAACCTTTCGGGTACGGCGTCGGCAGCGTCACGGTCCGCGCCTCCAGTTCTGCTATGCGTTGTCGTAATGCTTTGATATCGCGATCAGCATTAGCCAGTAACTGATTTTCAAAGTTATGCTCTGCTATGCGCTTCTCTTCGGCTTCCAGCTCATCCAGAAACACCTCATGACAGGCATTCCATGCATGCCACATGTAGGTGTAAATCTGAACGGAGTAATTTCCGCTAGCGGTGCGTTGTTTTTTTAGGTGTCCCCACGGCAGCGCTCCAGCCTCTTCTGCCCATGCTTCGAATTTTTCACGCAGCGCCTGTTTGTTGAGTGCTGTCATTGGGCTGCTCCTTCCAGTGAATCAGGCAATTTGGTGTAATGCGTTACGCCGCGCAGAGAGTTAATCGACCGAGAATGGTCTGCCAGCCATATTTTATGGATATTGGTGTTACTACCGGCGCAGAAGTTGTATTCCATCCACTCAGCAGAGCAGTATTGCGGTCCCACATCAGTTTCGTAACGAACCCAATAACGCCCAAATTCTTCTGGCTCGCTACCTTCAATCCAGACTTGCGCCCGCGCTTCAGCCAAGAAAGCATCGTAAGCAGGTATCTGCAATACAGCCAGTGAGCGAATCATCTTCTGCACTTCTGGTGGGCATTGTTCGTAATGGTCGTCAGTGATGAATACCGCCTCGTTGTGAATTTTGTCCACAGCGCTTAATTCCGCCGCCAGCTCCCTGCACTTGCTCTCGGTGTTAGCGAGCTGTACTGCCATGTCTGCGTTTTGTGATTGCAGTTCTTCGTACTTACAACGGGTTTCGCGAATTTCTAAAACAGCAACCTGAACCGCATAGGCAAAAATGGACACAGAACGTTCACCCATCTTTTCGCTGTCAGACTGCATGCGCATGGCAACAGCCATCAGTTCATCCAGCTGTGCACCGGTCATTGGTTTATTGGTTGCTGTCATGATGATTCTCCTGCTGCTGTTTGTACTTTTTGACGAAGAACGCAACCGCTTTTGACTGGCTGGTAACAATGCTTTTGTCACCCATGTCAAGCCAGACGGTTTTACCGCGATAAAGTGATGCCCGACCAATTTCCTTGCCGTCGTACATCACATACAAACTTCTTCCGCGAACTTCTGTAGTTGGAATTGGCTGCGACAAGCGGTACGTTTCTCTCGCCTCAGCAATAGCGTTGTGTTCGTCGATAATTGAAAGAGCTTCAGCAAGTGCAGGACCTTCGATAGTGAACACACCATCTTCACTGATTGAAGCACTAGCCATTAACTCAACGAACCTTCGCGCGCTCTTCACGCTAAGTTCTGGAGCTATAGAGCTTCGGGTAACTTTCGTTTTCCCTTGGGCAGCAGCAACGGCTTTATCATGCTGGAGAACTTCACCCGCTTTCTCGCCAAACTCTTTAACGCGATCAACAGCAACATCAACGGAAACGGCGCCGCATTTAACTTCCTGCTGAACGTCATGGTTCGCTGTGCTGAGGAGTAGCAACTTCTCAACAGTGGCCACGGATTTATTGACCAGCTTTGCAATCTCGCTGGTGGTCTGGTTGAAAGCGTTATGAAGCTCCTGAATAACAGCAGCCTGTTCAATATCGGAAAGGGGGAGTTGGTTATTGCTGGTCATGATGCGAGCCAGTCGCTGCACATCGTTACCGTTGAACGGCATGATATGAATGCGGTCTACTGGCTTACCTGCTTCAGCACAACGCGCATAGCAACGGCGACGGCGGTGACCTTCAACAACCCACACACCACCTTCATCACGTGCGATAACTTCCAGTGGAGGGACGGTGCCACCGTTCATCAGATAGTTAAACAGGTCGTCATCTGCCTGGCGGGTGCGTTCGTCGTCTTCACGCTTGTTGAAACCTTCACGCACGTGGATATGTTCAAGGCTGATAAACATCCCGGTATCGGTGCGCTTGATGGTCCCATCACGTGACATCTGCTTGAATGAGTTAGCGGCCATTACGCAGTA